ACACCCAGTCGGGCTCCAGCCAGTCGAGCACGTCGTAGTGGCACGACAGCAGCACGGCCTGGCCGGTGCCGCGCTTCCAGGCTTTGCTGAAGGCGGCGGCGCCGATGCAGGCAATTTGCCGGTCGACCACGGAGGTAAATTCGTCGATGATGACGCGGGGGCGCCCCTCGGCAATGATGCGGGCCAGGCCTGCGCGGAATTTTTCGCCGTTGCTGAGGGCGTGGAAGGGGCGCAGCCAGGCGGGCACTGAACCTAAGCCGACGGCTGACAGCGCGCCGGTGACGTCGTCAAAGTTGCCGCCGGGGGCGATGCCGTCAACGATGGGGGCGTTTGCGGGCCAGCCTGCGTCGCCGTCGTAGATGCCGACGTCGGGCCAGATGGTGCGCCCAATGCTGGTTTTGCCGCTGCCGCTGGGGCCGACCACGACGCCGAGCTTCCAGGCGGTGTCTTCCAGGGGCAGGTCGGCGTCGAGGCTGAAGTTTGCGCCGCTGTCGCAGTTGAACAGGCTTTTGACGCGGGCGGCGCGGTAACTGTTGTGGTCGGTGCAGGTGTTGCGGATTTGTATTTGCATGGCGGTCGCTTTCAGTTGACAAGAACTTTGCAGGCGTAGCCCTTGGCCACCAGGGCGTCGAACACTTCGGCCTGGTGCTGCTCGTTTTTGCAGTCGATGAGCACGGCGTACTTTTCTTGGTAATTGAATGGTTTTTCAGGCGCTGCGGCCTGTGCCTGTTGGTTTGTTTGCTCTTGGTTTTGTTCGCCAAGCAGCGCGGCCAGCTCTTGCTGGCCAAAGCCGAGCAGGTCAATGTCGAAGGCGTCTTCATGCATGAGGTCTTCCACCTCGCGGGCCAGGGTGGCCATGTCCCAACCGGACAGCTCGGCCAGTTTGTTGTCGGCTATGACGTAGGCGCGGCGCTGGGCGTCGGTCAGGTGGGCCAGGCGAATGCAGGGCACTTGCCCCAAGCCAATGGATTGCGCGGCCATGACGCGGCCATGGCCTGCAATGATGGTGTTGTGGGCGCCAATCAGCACGGGATTGGTGAAACCGAATTGCTGGATGCTGCGGGCCACGGCGGCCACCTGTTCGGGGCTGTGGGTGCGGCTGTTGCGGGCGTAGGGCACCAGGGTGGCGGTGGCCAGGTGCTCTATTTGGCTGGGCAGGTGGGGCGCGGCTGCTGCGGCCTGCGGTGCGGCTGTGGTGGTGGTCATGCTTGGGGTGCCTGGGCTGATAGGGTGGCGAAGTGGTGGGCGGTGCTGGTCAGGGTGTGCTCAAACTGGTGGGTCAGCTCGGTGCGCACGGCGCCAATGCGGTCAGCCTGCACCTGGACGAAGGTTTGGCCGGTGGCCTCCAGCGTGGCTTGTTTGCCTGTGAAGTCTTGCCAGCGGCGCACGGCCATATCCACGTACTGTGGCGACAGCTCCATGGCGTAGCAGGTGCGGCCCTTGATTTCGCAGGCGATGATGGTGGTGCCGCTGCCGCTGAACGGCTCAAAAAACAGGTCTGACTTGTCGAACGACAGGCGATCAATGAACCACTCCCACAGCGCCACAGGCTTGGGGCATGGGTGGCCAAGGGCTGCGGCGTTGGCAGACTGGTTCAGGTTGACGCCATCAGGCCTCCGCCCGTTTCCAGTCCGCAGCGATGGGTCTTTGCCGTAGCACAGCACCGGCTGCCAGCAGGTAAAACCCCAGCTTGAACTTGATGCCCCAGCACCAAAGAACCAGCACAGCACCCAATTTGGCTCGGGGTAAAGCCACTGCCTGGTGACGCCAGGCGTGAACACCACGCATTCGCTGACGTGCTGGGGCAACTGGCCTCGGCAGGATTGGTGACCAGCCACCTGGAGGTGGGCAAGCTGACGCGGTGCAAGGTGGAAGGCGACCGCGAGCGACGCGGCTGGTATCACCTGCACGAAATCAGGCTGGCCAACGGCGACGAGCTGATTGTGGGCAGCTACGGCGTTTGGCAGGGCACCAACAACAACGCCACCAAAATCGAGCTGCACAAGGCCGAGCTGACAACCGAGCAGCGCGACAGCCTGCGCAAGCGCCTGGCCGAAGACCGCAAAAAAGCCGAGGCCGCACGCATGGCCCAGGCAGAGCGCGCAGCCAGCAAGGCCGCCGCAGCCTGGAAGCGCTGCACCGAAACCGGCCATTGCAGCTACCTGGATGACAAAGGCGTGGCCGCCCACGGCGTGCGCTTTTCACCCCAGGGCGCCATGGTCATCCCCATGCTGGACACAGCCAACAAGGTGCACGGCCTTCAGATCATCCGAGGCAAAGCCCAGGCAGGGCAGGGCGCCCGCAAGCTGGGCAAAGAGTTCTGGCCCGCAGGCGTGGCCAAAAAAGGCCACTTCCACCTGATTGGCCTGCCCACCGACCTGGTGCTGGTGGCCGAGGGCTACGCCACCGCCGCCAGCGTGTACGAGGCAACCGGCATTCCCACCGCCGTGGCTTTTGACGCAGGCAACCTGGCCCCAGTGGCCGAGGCCCTGCGCAAGCGCTACAAGGCCGCCCGCATTCTGATCTGCGCCGATGACGACGCATTCAGCGAAGGCAACCCAGGCATCACATCAGCCAGCACCGCCGCCCTGGCAGTCAGCGGCGAATGGGTGGCGCCCAAGTTCACCGACCAGGCCGCACGCCAGGCCGCGTTCGACCAGAACGGCAAAAAAATCAGCGACTTCAACGACCTGCACGCCGCCGAAGGCCTGCACGTCGTGCGCCAGCAACTGCAGGCCCGCCTCACGGCATTGAACTGGCAAGGCGCCAAGGCCACAGCCCGCAGCGCAGCGCCCAGGGGGGAGGGCGGCAACCCACTGAACGAAAAACTGCGCCCCATTGAGACAGTGGATGAGCTGCTGGAGCGCTTCGCCCTGGTGTACGGCCAAGGCGGCACCGTGTTTGACCACCAAGAGCACTGCTTGGTGGGCCTGTCAGACATGCGCGACGCCTGCTTGGCCCGCGAGGTCCACCGCGCATGGGCCGAGCACCCCGACAAACAAATCGTGCGCGTGTCCGAGGTGGGCTTTGACCCCGCGTGCACCGACCCCACCGTGCATTGCAACCTGTGGGCAGGCTGGCCAACCACCCCGGCGCAAGGCCAGTGCGAGCACCTGATTGACCTGCTGCGCTACATGTGCGCCGCCGACAGCAAGCCAGAAGAGCTGCTTCAGTGGGCCATCAAGTGGCTGGCCTACCCCATACAGCACCCCGGCGCCAAGATGAAAACCACCCTGGTCATCCATGGCCCCCAGGGCACCGGCAAGAATATGTTTTTCGAAGCCATCATGGGTATTTATGGCCGCTATGGCCGCGTGATCGACCAGTCAGCCATTGAAGACAAATTCAACGACTGGGCCAGCCGCAAACTGTTTTTGATCGCCGACGAAGTGGTGGCACGCTCCGACCTGTACCACATCAAAAACAAGCTGAAGGCATTTATCACTGGGGAATGGATACGCATAAACCCCAAAAACATGGCCGCCTACGAGGAAAAAAACCACGTCAACATGGTTTTCCTGTCCAACGAAGCCATGCCGGTGGTGCTGGAAGAGGATGACCGCCGCCACGCCGTCATCTGGACGCCCGAAAAACTCAGCCCCGACTTTTACAAAGCAGTCAAGGCAGAAATTGACAACGGCGGCGTCGAGGCTCTGCACCACCACCTGCTGCACCTTGACCTGGGCGACTTCACCAGCAGCACCCTGCCGCCCATGACAGACGCCAAGCGCGAGCTGATTGACCTGGGCCTCGACAGCCCCAGCCGCTTTGTGCACGCCTTTGAACGTGGCGAGGTAGACGGCTTCCCAGCCAAGCACGCGCCCAAGCTGTTGATGCCCTGCCTGAGTCAGGACTTTTTCAACCTGTATGGCGAGTGGTGCAGCAGCCAAGGCCTGAAGGCATTGAACCAGCCCCGCTTCATGAATGCCATGAGGCGCAAGCACCAGGCCACCACTGACCGCAAACGCTGCGGTGGCGGCAACCCGCAGATTGTGCTCACCCTGCCAGGCGGCCACGAAAAACCCGTGGCCGAAAACGAGGGCGATTGGCTGGAGGACCGCGTGGGCATTTTCAAAGACGCCCTCAAAGCCTTCCGCAACGCCAAAGCAGGGGGTTACGCATGACCGCCGCCCCATTTGTGCAGGGTGTGCAGGGCTATGTGCAGGGTTTTGTGCAGGGCTACGCCCCGTGTGCAGGGTGTGCAGGGTCACATATAGGCGTGCGTGCGCGACGCAATGCAAACCACCACCACCACACAAACACCCTCACGCATATATATACACCCTGCACACCCTGCACACCCTGCACATCCTTTTTAAATCAACAACTTACAAAAAAAATAGGCTGCACAGGTGCCTGCACACCCTGCACGGTAACTACCACCACCCCCCAAAAAGGCAAAGCCATGCACCAAACCCTGGCAAACACCCCCACGCCTGCCGCCCAAACCGTCACCCAAACCATCAAATGCACCCAGGCCAACGCCGCTGACTTCCAGCAACTGGTCAAAACTGACCCAGAGCTGCTGGCCCTGGTGCAAAGCCTGCAGGCGCAAAGCATGTTTCCCGGCCTGCGCGCCATGCAAATCACCCTCACAGGCGCGCCAGAGCAGGTTGCGCAGGGGTTAGCCCCGCTCATTGCCAAAAACGCAGCCACGGCCCAAACGCAGGCCGCCGTGGGCCAGCAAACCGGGGCCGCCACATGCTGACCATTCAAGTCACCGGCCTGAAAGAGGCCATGGCAAGCATTCAAGACCTGAGCCAGCGCCGCATCAAAGCCGCCGTGGCCACGGCCATGACCCGCACCGCCGTCAAAACCCGCGACGTGCTGAAGGCCGAGCTGCAGCGCAGCATTGACAAGCCCACGCCCTACACCGTGCGCGCCATCAAGTACAGCGCCGCCACCGCTGACCGCCTGGTGGCCGCCGTGGGCTTCGACGTGGCCGCCATCCAGGACATTTACGGCAACGTCGTGCGGTATGCCGACCTGGGGCCAGGCGAAACCCCGGCAGGCAAATACATGCGGTGGGTTATCAACGGCGGCAGCCGCACACAAAAGCGCTTTGAGAAGGCATTGCAAGCTGTTGGCGCGCTGCCCAGCGGTTGGCGCGCCGTGCCTGGCAGCCGCGCCAAGCTGAACGCCTACGGCAACCAAAGCATTGGCGAAATCAGGCAAATCCTGAGTTGGTTCGACGCCGCCGAGCAGGTGGCAGGCAGCACCCAAAACATGGGGCAGGCCGGGCGTGACAAGCGGCGCAAGGGCACCAAAAAAACCGCCGGGTTTGAGTACGTCTACATCCCGCCCGGCACAAAAGGCCTCAAGCAGCCCGGCATTTACCGCCGCACCAAATTCGCCATGGGCAGCCGCATCGAGCCCGTGGTCATTTTCATTAAATCGGCCAGCTACAGCAGGCGGTTTGACTTTTACGGCGTCACGCAACGCGAAATCGAGCGCAACCTGCGCCCCGAGTTCGACAAAGCCATTGCCGCCAGCATTGCGCGCATGGGCAGCAGATGAGCTACGCGGCCACCCCACTGTGCGAAAGCAAAAGCGCCTTTGCAGCCCGCATCGGCCAAAGCCCCAGCGCCGTCACGCAGCTGATCGCCGCAGGCCGCATCGTCCTCAGCCCCAACGGCAAACTGGTTGACGTGGCCGCCAGCCTGGCCCGCATGCAAGCCACCGCCGACCCATCCAAGCAAGGCGTGGCCGACCGCCACGCCGCCACCCGCGCAGCCAAATCCGCCGCAGCAGCGCCACAGGCCGACAGCGACGCCGACCAGGAAGACGACTACCCACCCGCCGCCGCCTACCAGCCCGCCCAGCAAGCCGCCCAGACCAACCCCGCAGGCAACAGCTACCAACAGGCCCGCGCCGTCAAAGAGCGATTCCTGGCCCTTGAGGCCAAACGCGCATACGAGGTGGCCATGCGCGAGCTGCGCGACGCCAAAGAAGTCGAGCACCTGGCGGCCACCGCCATGACCGAGCTGCGCCTGCGCCTCGACAACCTGGCCGCCAGCCTGGCCCCCACCCTTGCCGCCATGACTACCGAAGACGCCGTGCGCACCGAGCTGACCCACCAGTTTGAGCACACCCTGACCAGCACCGCCCACCACTTCGCCACCCTATCAGCCCAGGCACCCCAAGCATGACC